TCGTCTTCTGCATGTAATTGAAGTATGCCGTCTTCATCTTCTTCCCAATAACGAGTCAGCCCTTCGGATACTTCAATCAGAAAATCAGAGGTATTGCCACCCGCATGGAATTGGAAAATTCGGAACGGTTGATTGCTCGGCGGTATACCGATGTGCTGCAATCCCTCACGAAATATGGCCGTGCCTTGCGGCGTGATGATCCAGTTCTTCGCTTCTTTCAGGGCATTTTTATATGCATCAAACTCAACCCCGGCAGACAGGCGTGGCGATAGCACCCCGGCCTTGAAGTTCTGGACGATGTTTTGAAAGGTCGGCACACTAGCGACTCTTGATCAGTGACCGTTGCCGGATGCGTTGACTACGCCCTTGCAGGCCATCACGGGATTTGGCCGTTTTGATGAATTCGTCGTAGAGCACTTTCATATTGGCTTGAATCCGTGCAGAAGAAGTCAAACTCATCGCAGACAGGAAAGCCAACTTTGCCGCAAATGCATGGACAAAATTGGGCGAGAACAAACCTTCCTGTTCGATGCGCCTGACCCCCCTGCAATGAATCACATCGAGATTGCAGATCACCTGTCGATTCTCGAATACCCAGTCGATTTGCTCATGTGAATTAATCGGCAGGGTGAAATCAGAGTTGGCCGTGGATTTGGGGTTATCGACCGATACCATACGCAGAATATTGGTCGGAATATCAAATGCCTTACTCGCACCATAAACCGGTGGTTCTGCGTTCAAACCGGGGATAAAACGCATAATGGCGAACGACCAGTCTGCTGCCTCTAAAGTTGCATCACGGGCCGGAATGTAATTGATCGACATGATGTTGGCCCGGTCTAGATCATCTTCAAGTGCAGTAATGGGTTCCTCGCCCAACCAGGTCAGGGCCATATTCGTGATGTCAATGCGTTCTGACATATATATCCCCTAGTCGATTATCAATTGGGCATCAATCACGGTGAGGTTGTCCGTCCCCGACAGATTCCGCACCCGCATGTCAACAACATCTCCATTCTGTAGGGCATAGGGTGATGTAGTAGAGAAAAAACCCGGACTACTGTTTGTTGACCCTCGCCGCATACCAGTCCCTTCCTGCACGCCATTGACAAATAAACCCACTTCATAAATAGAAATGGGTGCAGAAGCACTAATTATTGATATTTGTGCGGTAAGAAAGGATGGAACGGCCTGATTCGAGCCAATGAAAGTCCATTGGTTAGCAGCAAAGGTAAAATCATCGGCTGCATCGCCCTCGACCAGCGTACCGGCAATAGGCACCCAGACATCAATCGTTGCAATCGTTGTCTCGACTGCGTTTCCATTGACTGAGGCATAAGCGTATAGTTTGGTGTCTCCGGTACGATAAACCGTACCCGCCCGTAAAATCAGGGCTTCATCACCGGCTATGGGTGAGGCACCGGGCAATGCGCCCCGATTAGCAAAATAGGTTTCAAACGGTCGTGTATCAACCATGACTATGCTGCCTTAGCAGATTCCAACCACGACTCACTCATGCGTTGAGCATGACCGGTGTTTGAATCAGCCGCTTGCGTAAAGTCCAACCCCTGAAGTATGCAAACATCGGTTTCTGCCACGGTCGGCAGAACGGCACCCAGAGCCACGGTCAACACACCGGTAATGGTGTTATACACCGCACTGTTGAAAATGCCGGTGGTGGGGTTGGGCCAGTCTTTCTCGCGCAAAGCGTCTTTGCAGCGGCCAAGTCCGTTGTAGGCTTCGAGATTGGTGGTTACTGCATCGCCCACCCAGGCTGCAAATTGACCATCAGTAATGGCAACGGATGCAGCAACTACGGTGGATACGGTGTAATTGGGTTTGGTGTCGGTATCGGCGGTTACCAGAACCTTGGTTCCCATCTTCTATCTCCTTGCAAAAAGGGGGGTTTAATCCCCCCCGTTTGGTTTACAGGGTATCGGCGAATTTTCCACGCACGATTTGTTCGTCCTCGACCCGGACAGAACCCATGACAGTAAAGCAATAAATCTGCCATGCAAAGCTGATGCTGGGGTCTTCAGCAACACGGGCCGTGATGTTCTTCGGGATGTTCATGCCAATGGCACGATCGGTGAAGAACAGGGTGTCGATCTGGTCGGTATCGGGAAGCAGCAACCGGGTAGAGCATACCCAAGTAAAGCCCATCCACATCGGTACGATACCGGTGTTTTGCAATTGTTGCAGGGCTTCACGATGGACATAATCCGCACTGGTTTGTTCGGTCAGTTGCAGTAACTTCCTGACTTGAGTTGGACCGACAACAGCCACTTTTGGCTCTGACATGTCGATGTCGTTCGCCATGAACTTTTCCTGAATGGCGGTCACGGCATCGAAGCTGATGGGGGTGCTGTAATCCCCGACCGTCTGACCGGCAGTAAAGGCTGTGGTCGAACCATCGCCTTCGAGTGCAGCGGCAGTTGCAGCCGCAATGATCACATCATCCTGTGCACGGCGCATGGAAAAGCCCAGCGACCTGACCAGATTTGAGTTGGGATCAACCAACATCTGTACCGGGTCTTCCTGTTCGGTTGAATCCCCGTTGTCCCAGGTGCCTGAAACGGCAACTCTGCGACCCCACGGAGTATCAGCGGTAGGGGTTGCCTGTTTGCGAGTGGTTTTCAACCCGGCATCGGATACGCCGAGTTTTTCCCAGTTATGGTCTGAGGATTCTTCGCCTCTGACCTGTACATACGGCAGGAGTCTTGCGATTTCCTGCTGTGCCTGATGCCGAACATTGTCTTCAAATGTTTCGACAAAGACATTGTCAATTGTGTTTGCCACGTGGATTTACCTCCCGTGAAAATAATTAAATTTTCAAGGTAGTCCGTGACTACGGGCCTTGTGGTGCGTTCTTGAAAGGGCCGTAAGGTAATCCCGTCAGTGCAAAGATACTCTTTATTAAATGATTTCGCAATTAAACCATAGTTTTCTGTATGGTTTGACGTTAGACGGACGTTAGACGGACGTTAGACGGACGTTAGACAGGGATAAGAATAAATATACATTTCAGGAACATTAAGAGTAGAATCAGTAATGGCCTGCGTAAACAGGCCACTACCTAAACAAAAACAGACTAAACAGGAGTCGATTCATGTCTACAGAAATTTTAGCACAAAATACCTCAAACCTCCCCAAGTCCTATGAACACGCAAAAAATGCGCTTGCCATTTGTGAACGTATTGATGAATGTAGAGACTGGGCCGACAAATCAATGGCTCTGGCTGCTTATGCTAAACAGGCAGGTGATGAAACCTTACTTAACCATGCCCGACGCATCCAATGTCGGGCTATGCGCCGGATGGGTAAGGTAATAGCCCTGATTGAACCGGGCAAACCCGGCCCTAAATCTGAATTAAGTACCACCAACGTTACTCAATTAAACAAGACAGAAACGGCTAGAGCGGCGGGTATATCGAAACGTCAGCAGGACACAGCGTTCAAAGTGGCTGATATCCCGGAAAATGATTTTGAAAAACTGGTTGAAGCGGAAAAAGCGCCCACCATATCGGGCTTGATTCGTGAAATTAAACGCAAAGAACTTACTGAAAAACTAGATGCACTTGGAAAAACCCCGGTTGGACCATTACAAGGCGCATTCGATGTTATCGTAATTGATCCGCCTTGGCCGATGGTTAAGATAGAACGTGAAGTCCGGCCCAATCAAGTTGTCATTGACTATCCCACCATGTCTATTGCAGAAATCAAAGAAATTGAAATTCCCTGTGCGGATGATTGTCATATCTGGCTGTGGACTACCCATAAATATCTGCCCGATGCAATAGAACTAATCCGGCACTGGGGCTTTAAATACGTCTGTACTTTCGTCTGGAAAAAACCGGGCGGACCACAGCCTTTTAACCTGCCTCAATACAACTGCGAATTTGCCATCTATGCCCGTAAGGGCACACCGTTATTTTTTGATACCAAATCATTCAATACATGTTTCGATGCGCCAAGAGGCAAGCACAGTGAAAAACCAACCCTGTTTTATGACACGGTTCGGCGCACAACAAAAGGGCGCAAACTGGATATGTTCAATCGTCGTGAAATTACTGGATTTGAGGGATGGGGAAATGAATCACTGGAAAAATGATAAAAGGTGGTCAGATAAATTCTTACCTGAAATAAAATCAATACTCGGCCAACAACTTATAACAGAACCGCCGATTGAGGAAGACGAAAAACACAATACTGATTTGATTGTTCTGCGTCTTGACGCAATTAGAATAGGATGCCGTATCAGGAAATTTCAATACATTCGCAATTATGGCAATCAATTCACAATCAGGCAAAGCAGACCAAATGGCGCTAAAACAGAACTAACAAAAATTATTGAAGGATGGGGTGACTATTTTTTCTATGGTTTCTGTGATGAACAAGAAAATAGAATATGTCGTTGGATGCTTGGTGATTATAAACCGTTCCGGATTTGGTTTATGCGTCAAGTTTACAACGGAAAAATACCCGGACATACCAAAGAAAATTTTGATGGGTCAAGTGCATTTATAGCATTTAATGTCTGTGACATTCCTGGTTTCGTTATTGCATCAAACTGGGTTAATTAACAAAGAAGATAACTGAAAACAAAGAAAAAGCCCCAATGAAGGGGCTAATCGTTAGCAGCCAGTCTCGTTGGAGACTTTATTATGCCCTCAATGAATCGAGAGAACCTTCGTAACCGGCATATTTTGTCTTCAGGGCCATGCCCTTTTTCATCAAAGCAGCGATTTCTTCACGAGTCAAGTCGCCGTTCAGGTTCTTGCGCGCCCGCGCCATCATTTCATTGGCCTGATTAATCGCCTCTTGTGGGGTCATGGCATCGGATGGAATGCCACCATCATCGTGGGCAGCAAGTGCGCCCTTGCCCGTCAGGGCCGTGGATATTTCATATAATGATTGCACTTCCTTACCGGTGAGTGACTCGAAATCCCGCCCCGGATAAATGTTTGGGAAGTCTTCTTTGGCTTTACGGGCGGCTGTCATACGGTCATCGGTTGCCAGTCCCCACTTGCCTTTGAGGTCTTTCATGCTCGACTCGAACATTTCCGCGTTCATGGTGGTGGTCTGACTTTGCCGGTCGGAAAAGGCTTTCATAATCTGGGCATAACCCGACTGTGGAATCTTCGCCTCATATAATAAGGAGCGCATTTCAGCTTCAACCGCTTCGTCCAAGTTCATGTCTTCCGGGTTTTCATATTCTGCTGATTCGCTGGGCAGGCCAATGGTACGGAAGAACTCGTGTGATTGGTCCTTGTTGGAGAAATCCGGCTTGAGCATCAGGTCCGGGTCGTTGTTGATCAGTTTGTCGAGATATTCCTGATGTGCTTCTGGACCGGCGTCTTTACCGGGTCGGCGCACGGAATTACCCACCATTGCCTTGGTTTCGACATAGCTTTTAGCCAGTGCGGAAACATCATCGAAGTCGGTCAGGCTGGCATGGTCCCGGTATTGTTCGTCGATTTGGTCGAGAATTTCAGTCGGTAGTGGCATCTTTATCCCTCATCATGTTATCTATATGGAGTAGTACGCTCCGTGCACCTGCATTGAAAGCGAACAGGGCGTTTACATCGTTCAGTTTATTTGGATTGCGCGTGGCCGGACCGTTGAACCAATGATCCAGATCATCCAGTACGAGACGGGCATCTGGACTTTTGAACAGGTTACGATAGGCTCGTTTGAGTGCCAGGTGTTCGGTTTTAAGTTCCGGTAACGGTTTCATTGCAGTAATTTTTTACCTCTTGGTGTCAACCATCCAGAACGTAAAGATACACCCCATTCAATTAGTCCATGACGGTCAGCCCGTTCCATAGCCCGATAACAGACTTTCTCACACTCACCTGTTTCTTTAGAAAGCAATTCATACGGCCAAACTGCACTTGCAATTCCCCAAGTACGATTTACCGCATCAACCACCATTTCATCTGTAATGTTTTTTGTAGCCATTATTGCAGTGTTTGTTCTTCCTCACCGGATATACCCATGTCCTTCATGGTCTTACCTGCCTGTTGCATCATTTCAAACTGCCGCGCTTCTTCCTGTTGATTTGCCCGCTTCTCACGCAAAGCGGTAACGGCTTCTTTGCTACGCATCATTTCCGCACTGACCCCATAATCAAACCCTAAAGCACGCGCAACGGCATCTATATCTACTATATCCAGCATGTTCAATCCAGGAGCCAATGCATCCAGATTGGCTATTTGACTAATCCACTGGAACAAACTCTGTGCCCGTTCGTTCATCATTGCTCTTGGGATGGGACCGATGTATTTAATATCCAATTGAGGCAATCCCATGCTTTCAGGTAAGGGCGGAAGTCGTCCATTACGGCCCAGTATTTGAAATGTAATCGTAATCAGTTTATCCAGCAAATCAGACTGTAACCGACCAAAAGACGATGCAAACATTTCCATGATCATTTGCATTCTTGCAATGACTTCCGTTGCGGTCATGGCGGGTGATACCTTCAGTTCCAATTTATTGGTGAAATAATTTTCTTTGATGGCGTTTTGTAGCCGTTCGATTTCGACATCGGAAAAGGCCATCGGATTCGGCGGCAAGAGCCGGTCTAATTCATCCATTTCCGTGACTATCGTCAAACCACCATCGGATATGTCCAGGTCACTGATCACGCCTCGCTCGGTGGCCTTCATCGGTGGATCGACTTCTTTAATCCGTGCCTCGGACGTTGACTGCACCACTTCATTCAATTGCAAAATATCGCTCAGACAGACAAAAGCCGGTGAATGACCCCAGACCGAGCCGGATACTTTCTTCCAGCGCACCACGAAAGCGGGCATGTTGTAATAACCGCCTTCTTCGAGTTCTTCAGAATCACGGTGCAGGATGTACTTGTAGCCATAGGGCCGGGCAGAAGGCGCACGTTTACTGGTGGTGTCTTTATCGACATCGGGACGGTTATAAACACAGAACACCACATCGAACTTTTCATCGACGTTGGTGCCTTCATCGCCTTCCTTCACTTTGGCTAAATGAGAGAAATCGTAATCGGGGAATTTATCTTTGAGTTGCAGGATGGTGTACTGCAACCGCCTATAGACACGGAGTACATTATCGTCTGCGCCCATTTCAAAGTAGGCATCACGTACCGGGATGGTGGTAAAAGCCAGCCCTTCCCAGGTCGTTTCATTCAATTCTTCTTCAAAAATAACGGACGTTCCAAAACTACACAAGTCCAGATAAGCCTCGGCAATTTCTGTATCGAAATCAGATTCTTTCAAGGTCTCCCAGATAATATCCCGTACTTCTTCGAGCCATATTTGAGCCTCGTGATTGCCCTTTAACGTCTTATCACGAAAGGCGAGATTAAACCATCTGATGAAGGGATTTGTTATACCGACATGAAGTTTAGAAGCCAGGGTATCGCAGGCTACCGGTGCGGTCGAATCGAAGATAAAGCGTCTGCGCCATTCGACCTCTAACATGGATGACAGTGGCTTGAAGAACTCACCCCGGTACGGAACGACATACTTCTCTATCGACTGGAAGGTATCGTCCAGGGTTTTGCGTTGAGATTCCAGTGCATCAAAGCGTTGGCGAATCGTGATTCCGTCCATTTTTCTGTTCCCATTTGCGTTTTTCATCGGCCCAGGAGATAAAGCCTTTCGGTCGCCTCACCCATTTACCATCGGCATCCCAGTTGGAAAAGGGCGGTGATTGGGGTTTGGCATCGGGTTCGGTTGGTGGGTCATAATCCCAGCCAGGGTCGTCTTCGGCCAGTCTGGTCAGCAGTTCAACCCGCGTCCCCGCACCCCCCAGCCCGCGTTTAGCGCATTCCGCTTTGAGTTGCGGATAACTCAGGGTGGAATAGTCCATTATTTCGGTGTTTTACGCCCGAACCTTTTTGCCAGTTCAGCGCGTATTTTCGCCCGTGCTTTGATCAGTCTTTTCTTGGCGATTAATCTGGGGTCTTTTTTCGGCATGTTGTACTCCTTATTGCAGACTGCGGATGACTTTTGGCTTGCGACCACGTTGACGCATCCCACCCATAGTAACACCATAGCGGGGAATCATCACGGCACCGTAACGTACCGCAGACATAATGTCATCATTCAACTTAACGATCTTCCCATCAACGCGGTGATACAAACGCATTTCTCGGAAGAACCCGGCACAATCATTGAATACGGCGAACCGATCAGAGCGCATCCGATCATAAATTTCCATTATCCCCGGCTCGACATGAATGGTCCCGTCTGGGTTTTTAAAATCTAATGTGTTTTTGAGTCCGGCATCAGCATAGTATTGCCGTACCGTCTTACCCGAACCTTTTTCCCGGTTGTCGATGTCGTGCGGGAAAACACAAGGGGCAAAGTCGAGATAGGAATTAGCGGCTGCGGCGTGAACCGCTGCGGCGGAATCGGCTTCACTGTAGGTTCTGAGCACATAGATTTTGTCGATTTCTGCATCATAAGCCAGCCATACAATTGCGGTGGGGTGATTGATCCCAATGTCCATCGCCCGGATGTATTTGAGCCACGGAATTGAGGTGATTGGTTTTCCATCTTCGGTAATCGGTGAGCAGGTAATACGTGATTCGGGTATGGCATAGACCAGACCAGAGCCGAAATAGGGTACGCCTTTTGAGCGCATTTCCCGTTCATGTTCCGGTATGCCCTGAAGAATCGTTGCCTGTAATTCGTCCGTCAGGTGCGGGCATTCAGCCCAACTTATCGGCCCAATCAAATGCTGAGAAGATTCCCTGAATTCCATGAAATTCGTCACCAGCTTGGTCGCGCCCAATTCCGGGGTCATGGTGTAGCGAATGTGCCCGCCCTTGCCCAGATTGCCGGTCATGGTGCGTACCACCAACTGACCGACCAGATCATCAGGGGGACATTCATCAACCCAGACTAAATCTAAATTGGTGCCAGCAAAGGACAGACTGCCCTGTCCGGTCTTACTCGGAGTATAGGCCCTGAGCCTGCACATGGCGCGTCCGTATTTCGACATAACCTCAACCGATACGGCCAAGTCGGTAGTGACTTTGGACCAGGTAACACGGCCTATTTCATCTCTGTGCACCCAGCCCCCGGTAAAGCCTTTCTTACCGCTTCTACGTTCTTCGACCACACCGAACAATTCCTTTTGCACCACATCCTTTACTTGTTGATTATCAATACCAGATGCAAGCACATTGGGCGCATGAGTAAAACGATAGCCTTCCCACCAGTCGGGATAATCACCGGTCAAATCACAGGCGGTGTGAAAGCCTGCACTCATGGTCTTGCCAGAGCGATTTCCGGCCATCAAAAGGGTCTGGGTTGCGGTGGTATTAAAGCCCTCAATCTGCCACGAATACCAGTTCTGTTTGAACCAAAAGTCTCGTTTATGCTCATCCATCCACTGTTTTTTCAGAATCCGCGCATGAGTCTGCCGGGTTAGCAGGTCCAGTTCTTCGGGGGTGTATTCG